TCTTTTTCATATCTTCGTCGGCCATAGTACCGCCATTCCATCAAAGCCGCATCAACGTTCTGAGCGGTAATTCTATCAATATGCACTACCTTACTAGGAATGACGCCTATTAGCATCTTATGTATACTTTTCTCAGTCAATCTTCCTACGTACATCCCAAAATCCTCCATATAAACGTAGGTTCTCTTCAGAAAATCAACATTCTGCAATTTCATAAATGTCACGATCCTCTCATCTTTCCAACAATTTGTCACCTCAAATCCAAACGTTCTTAATTCATCCATAATCCTAGAGACCGTAAACTCACCGCATTCTCTTGACACTTTTCCTATAGAATCATCACCAAATGTCAATAAAGATATTCCATGTCTAAAGCCTTTACTCAATTTTGACTTATCATCCTTATAGACCTGGTGAAAAGCCACTCTGTGGAGTAAAGAATTTGCTATTGATCCTAAGATTGACGTTAGATTGGTACCAGACAAAATTGTACCATTGACCATCCACATATCTCCATTCATTGTAACTATGCCATCCATCATTTCATCACGCAACACGCAACACTGCATGATGTCTTCTTCATTATAATTACCACTCCATTCCAATACTTTCATCAACACTGCATGACATTTCAAGGCTAATTCCGCCGGTATTGTGAGGTCAAAATTCTTGAAGTCAGACGCAATATACCTCTCACCTTTAATACGCATCAGATGTTCAAGCGACTCATTCCAAGATGTCCCATGGGGATTGATACCAACTGCACATTCAGATGCATATCGTTGGGTATAGAAAAAACGCCCCAACGTAAGATACATTTCTCTTACGAGCAATTGAGTTGCAAAGTCACACGCATAGAAAACACGTACTTTACCGGCATCTACCTTCTCCTGTGGCACTACTTCAACCTTAGGATACGCAGCCCAGAGACTATGAAACCTGTGTCCTTTACGAGATAAATACCTACACTTCCTGTATTGATCATAGACCTTCGGGTCCAGATATCTCTTATCGCCTTTAATAGACACATAATCTCGTTTCTTTCCTCCAAGCTCAGGACATACCGCAGTAGAAAGATTAACAGGGTTAACAAATTTCTTTCCTGGAATACCTACCAATATCTCAGTTAACCCACGTAATGGCCTTATTTCTTCTCGCCAAAGCTCAGCATCTTTCTCCAATTGACACATTACACCACTCAGGTAATCCTCAAATGCCCAATTCAACGCAATAGGGTCAATGACAGCTCGCGGTTTAGAAAACCTCTCCAATAATGAAGATATAGCATACTGAACATCAACCCCTGAAGGTCCTAAAACGGGGGCGCAGGCTACGCTACACTTCTTCAACTTGCCGTATTCTTCACCAAAGGTTGTAAACGAAAAGGAAGGTTTAACACGAACTCGTTTTTTGTACGACCCCATCGCAATAATTCTTGCACTACTATTTCTCATTGCCGACTTATCCGGAACGTAATCGTCATACAAATTAACACCGTACTTCTCCATATTACCCAGGAAACCACCACATTGAGGTACACATCTTACCTCATGTTGTTTCATGCTCTCTACAATGGAGTCATAATCTCGCGTGGTAAAAGTACTAGCGATGCCGGCTTTTTCATCTTTCGTGCCTCCGATATGAAAACCAAGTATCTTTCCATTGGACGTATTCCTATCAACCAGAGGGCTCATACACATTCCTTTTCGGCATGTCCCCAGATATTCATATCCTTTCATGTTCCTAGAATGTGAAGTAGGATCATTTGAAAGTGCTGGATTGAATTTCATTGAAGACACGTCAGTTTCTACTACTGCACACTCGATATTCTTCGTATATAGTCGCCCACACCATGCGCCAAAATACGTAACTTCATTATCGTACAAATTAGTCCGAATATCTCGTGCGGTTCCAAGCGACGGCAGGATTGCAGCGGTTATATCTTGACCTTGCAGATGTATACAATCTGAATCACTCACGTATGCAGTAAAAGTTGCGTTTACAGGAAATGCGATACCTTGAGAAGGATACCGACAAAATACCAATTGTTGTCCTACATACCGACGCACAAAATGAGTGGGTAGTAACATCACTTTAGAACACATAGCAAAACCACACACATATTCAGTCTTGTTAACATCATATACAAAAAACAGGTTGTTTGATATTAACTTCGACAGATTTGCAGTCGGACGCGGCGTAGTTAGGGACGTGGAAGACAGTCCCAGGGCTTCTGTCGTACGCATCTCGTAAAGTTCACGATGGTTCCATGTGGCATCCGCTTTCTTGAGGTCATCAGCGGCGCCAACATGTGGATCATATGAAGTCTCAAATATTTGCATTACATCTGCGTAAACACTCGGAGCCACTTTCTTAATAACAATCCACAATGACATCAACGGTACTGCAATATCTCGCAATGAGTTTGGGTCTTTACTCTTCCGTATCGCCTCACTTGATGTCAACTTCGCCGATGTATCTTTAACAAGCTCCTTTATTCTATCACGAAAGCCAAATCCTGTTGCAGTTATCCGCATAACATTTTCAAAATCCAAGAAGGGGCAGGCCAAATTACCACCCAACAATCCTTGCTCACCAGGTTTATAACCCATTAGCACCTTCAAGGGATGGACTCCATCACACACCATCTTGGAGAATATTGGCGGTTGCCCAGAACATCCTCTGCAACCATCTAAGAACGCAGCCAACTTCACATCACCTCTCTGAGAATGCAAATACTGTCCCAAAACGGTACCTTCGACACTAGCAGGTATCCAGTAACTAGGACGCAAGACATATTCCATATTATTTATAGTCAAATACTTCCTTACTACTCTACAAACAATATCCGCCAACGACTTTGTAAAAAAGGTTGACACTAATCTCTCCAGATGTAATAAAGCGTCATAACCTTCAGATATACCCGTCAATAAATCATTATAAACCCTCAGAGATACCGGTTTAGTCTTCAAAATCCTATCAACAACCTTCATGTACACGCGCAGATTCTCTCCAGCATGAGGCTCATAACTACGTACCTCAGGAGGATCGGGTTTACTTGGAGGGGGATCATTTTGGACCTGGACACTTCTCCATCCAAACACACTTGTATCGTCCTCTACTACAGTTGCTGTGTAGCCACTCAAACTGATATCAACCTCTTCACTACTACTAACACTAACATAATCCTTGAAACAAGTACAAACTATTCTACATCTGCCACATTCCTCACACGAATCCTCATTTCTAATACTTTCAACCACTTCTGACGCCGCATTTTGCCTGTCAAAATGTTCCACAACATGTTGATCAAGTAGACACAAGAAATCGCGCAAACTCATATCCTTCTCTATTAGTGTCCACTTCCAAAAATCATCCATCCTATTCGTACTAGATGGTAACATGTAATCATTCTTTATTGCACTATCTCCTTGACGTGCTTTTATTTCACACTTATATGCATCTATCGACCAAATATCTGGAAAAGGATCTCTAGACATTTCTGGAGGTATCTTAGAATTGTCCGCCATGGATGACGGATTACCATCAGCATCTACAGATCGATACTGATCTTTGATACGCACATTAACCTTCAAATGTATTCTCCGCATTCCAGTCGATACATAATTAGTGTTTGCATACAAGTTGAGACTCTCATTATTGGTATTAAATATCACCCCAACACCTGAGAAGAACAACATATTTTTGAGTTGAACAGCCGCTGCTGGAAGAATATACGCTTCGGTACCTCCTAACCGAATAAGCGCATCCTGAAACGTCACCTCGCCATGATTTACCACAGAAGGGGATTCGTTAGCTACATCCTCTAAGCCAACGACCAACGTACTATTTTTCCAACCATCATGGTATTTCTTTCTGTAATCTAACAGTGAAAATGAATCCTCTTCAAAAACATTACCACTGGCCTCAGTTATTATCCTAGCACACACTCTTGTAAAATGCGTTTTTCTCACTCCGCTGGATCCGAACACTCCAAGTATGAAGGGCATCTTCCTACTTCTCATAACTTGTTCTGAGTAGACCGCCTGCCTTAAACTCTGAAGTTCAGCCTCGTAATATGACAGTGTTTTGTTCTGGTAGGGCAAGAACATATCACGTGACGCTCTCAACTCTTCTTGTAGGTCATCCATATCCTGGAAAAAGCGAGGTATAGAAGTATCTACCATTTTCAAATTTCCAGACTGGTACAACATCGCTTTAGTTCTCAAGTCCAACATTCGGTCAACAAAATCATCATACACTCCATCCGTTGACAAAAAACCCCGTAAACTTCCTGTTGTACAAAATATCTTAACGGCATTGCACAGGTAATAGGCACTAGACAATATTGTGTTAATCAAATCACCTTTAAACACTCCCTTGTACACTCCCATGGCCCATTTTGAAAAGAATGATCCTGATAAGGCTTCCAGACATTTAGGTGACATAAAGAAAGTAAAACAAGACATCACCAATGCCCAAAACTTCCCAGCTATTGCATTAGTCGTAAAGCCTTTCCAATCCTTCACAGCTTGCTTGAGCCATTCATTAATATCATCCAACGTAACATCTGAAAAATTTTGTTCAATTATCAACGCCAAGGCACGATATGCTGTATAAAACAACGAACCTCTTGCGAACAAACCAAACATCCCAATGATCTTAACCAAAGTTTCGCCTCTATACATTATGGCGATTGCACATATCATCTTCTCGATCATTACTGCTATCTTTTCGGGATCTTTGGCAAAGTCTTTTAACTCGTCCATATATCCTGCATGAGGTACATACTGTGCCTGTTCTCTCAACTTACTTCGCAATGTACGTATTCCATTCTTCTTCTTCTTTTTATTCTTCTTATTTGAGCCCACATTCTTACATAGAAGCTCTTCCAACTTCCTCGCAGTATCTTGTATCTTACCTGCTGCTGAAATTCTTTTTTCATATTTACTATTTGCAAAATCCTTCGACTCAAATTCACCGCTTTGTTGCAAATAACTTCCTTCCTGTCCATCAAATGCCTGTCCTAATAAGTGCGGCATATTCCTAACACAAATATATACAAATTCTAATGATGTACACTTTGGAGTATAAACATACACATCCTTTCCCATATAAAATATAAAATATACATGATCCCAAGTGTAGTCTCGTACTACATACCCAAAAGGCGCAAGAGAAAACTCAATATCATAGTATGAACAAAAATACGACAAGATATTTACCTCCGTATCATACCTACTCACCATACATCCTTGAATTCCTCGCGCTACAGCTTGTGAGTTTATAAATCTTATTTCTTTGTCCCACAACTCATCAAACATTATGTCATGTTCTCCATGACATACTTTAGAAGCATTTACAATATCCAACATATCCCATTTACATTTTATTCTCGGAATTGTTGAACATGTTCCTATATATACCCAATTTTCTCTATCTTTTTGAAACTCTTCGGGTACAACAATGTCTTCCACCTTAACATCTAAATGCGTCCCTTCACCGGACGCTCTCGCAGGGTGTATCCCATCGCCGGATACTCTCGATTTTGCTATTGTATTCCACATCGTGTTCAAGTTATATCCCAATATACTGGGACAGCGCGGATTTAAAAATATATATCATATTGGATTATTTCAATTCGCGATTTAAAAAAGCAGTGGAAACTACTTAAAACTTGAACGCATGACTGAGTGGGTCCTCCCCCGAACATCTTTAGAGCTTCCCCATATCTCTGCCTTGCTTTCTAGGGCTGGCGTGCCGCCGGTTAAGTCTCTCCCCGGCTAGTTCACATTTCTGGCTCATACACAAACGATATCTTGCTTACCGAGCAAGCGGGTTCCCTAGGTCCGACCAAGCGAATGAATCCTCAAGGCATAATCAGAAGTTTGTGGAGCAGGAAAGCAAGTTCTCTCCGACCTACCTATCCATATTTCTTAACTTACCTATTGACCAGTTTTTCAGGTCACATATAAACCGAATCCAGCCTCCCATGGTGTTCGGCCTCAGTCTCCAGTATGAGGTAACATATGCGCGAACAAAATGCACCTTAACGTAAGCTCCACCTAGCTAAACGCATACCTTCATTGACATATACAGGGTAGTCGGTCCTGTACTGGGCTATAGTAGGCTTCAGTAAGTCACATCCTATGGAATCGGGATTACGACACCTATTCCGCCTACGCTTCCAAAATAGAAGCGTCGCATAACATGTAATAATTTTTATTTTATTTTAAATTTAATACTCAGAGATGGTGTAATCTCTCTATCACGCCTGATAGTAAGTTTTTGTTGTTCAAAATGCCAAAATGGCTACGGATTGATCTCTACGATCCTACCGTCACTTTGATCTACTTCGCCTGTAGGGGCTAAGAACAACATGCCCTTTTTTAACATTGCGCCTACTTTCAATGTTAAAAGGTACTTCTCTCAAGTACACGATAGAAAAACATACACAACTAATTACATACTCATGTGCAAAATGCA